AGGATATGAAAAGCCCGGAGTATGTTGATCAGCAGGCTAAAGTATTAACTGAAGATTCATCAAGAACATCTTTTGCTGTAGAGGAATTAAGACAAAGAAGAATGTTAGAAGGTAATTATCCAGGATATAGCAATAGTAAGCCTACACCTACTTTACAAATAGAACCAGATAAAGTTAAAACGTTTGGTATAGGTGATCAAAGCCTACCATATGAGGTAAGTATACCAAATACTTTTAGAACTAACGATACTATAGATTCAGTGGTACGTTCCCATGTACTTAATAAGGATAACCAAGATACCGCAGATACTCCAAAAAGTGTACAAGAATTTTTAAATAAAAGGTGGGATGAAGCAAAAAGTAGACAAATGCAGGGTATGCAATCTAGTACTCCAATGGAGGATAGTCTATCAGCAGATGTATGGGTCTCTAATATGGACAATCTTAGTTTATCAATAGATAGACTAGGTTCACTAATTGAGCCTAAGACAATTACACAACAGTCTACCACACCTACTGATACAATTAGTTCTGGTGCTTCATCTATTATAACTAGTGATACACTGACTTCTATTGATAAATTAGGTGATGCTACTAGTCCAGTAACTGTTGTATTAGAAGAATTAGGTGTAACAGTAGATAGACTTACCGGAACTTTTGGCAAATTGGAGACTATTATACCACAGACTGGTATTAATAGCTCAGTAGGCCTAAATGCTTCAGAAGCAATTCAACCATTTAAACCAGACTACTCATTAGTATCTACCGATAGATCTGATAAATCTAGTAAACTTATTAGTAAAGGTGGTGAGAAAATTGGTGACGCAGCAACAGATATAGAAACTGGTGGCTATGGAATATTAAGTGCATCTAAATTATTGACTGGTCAACTACCTAATATATTAAATAGTGTTATACAAAGATCTTCCGGAGGGTCCTCCTCTGGGCTAGTAAATACTGTACTTGGTATAGGCTTAAAGGCAGCATTTACGGCTTTTGGTGCTCCAGCTTCAGTAGGTTTTATGCCTAGTGCAGCTACTAATCAAATAGAGGCTGGTGCTATGTTCGCTAAAGGAGGTATTATGTCCTCCTCTGGCAGGATACCTCTCAAAACATATTCTAGTGGAGGTATTGCTAACTCACCTCAATTAGCTCTATATGGCGAAGGTAGAAAAAATGAGGCCTACGTACCCTTACCAGATAATCGTACTATACCCGTAACTTTAAAAGGTAATGGATCTTCAAGTGTTACTGTTGGAGAAACACATGTTACAGTTACAATTAATTCTAATGGCTCTGCAGATACTAAAGTAGATCAGGCAAAAGAGCTAAGCACCAACTTAACCAGCTCTATAAAAGCTAGTATACAACAGGAAATTATGAATCAAATGAAACCTAATGGACTGCTATACAGTAGAAGGTAATTATGCCATCATTATTTACTTATATACCTGCTAAATCATTTTCTAAAACTACTAAGACTAACTCTCACCAAATAAAATTTGGTGAGGGGTACTCTCAAAGAGTATCGGAAGGAATAAATAATATTGCAAGTAGTTGGGAGTTAAGCTTTATAAACGTTAGCCTTACTACTTCCGCTAATATAGAAAGTTTTCTTACTGCTAGAAATGGTACTGAAGCGTTTCTATTTAATCCTCCAGGGGAATTAATAACTTATTTAGTTATATGTACCGAGTGGTCTACTGAGTATACCTCACATATAAGTAGAACTATTAAGTGCAATTTTGAACAGGTATTCGACTTATGATACTAGAAGAGCTATTAAAAAATAATGTTAGTAATATAGTTAGTTTATATATAATAGACTTATCTAGCATTTCTGGTAATATTTCTGATATTTATAGATTTTTTCCAGGTACAACAGAGTTGAATACTCCAATTACCTGGCAAGGTGAAGTGTACCAACCTTTGCCCCTAACAATGGACGGTATTGAATGGAATGGTCAGGGCACTCTTCCTACACCAAAGATTAAAGTATCTAATATTGGTGGTATAATAACTGCTCTAACACAAGAGTATAATGATATGATTGGTGCTAAGTTAACTAGAAAACGCACACTATTAATATACTTAGACGCTATTAATTTTATATCTGGTAATAGTTCTGCTGATCCAACAGCTTACTTTCCAGATGAAATTTATTATGTTGATAGAAAATCCTTTGAAAGTAATACATATGCAGAGTTTGAACTAGTATCTGCTTTAGATATAAGCTCTATAAAATTACCTAGAAGACTAGTAATTCAAAATTTATGTTCGTGGAGATATCGCTCTGCTGAGTGTAACTATACTGGTAGTGATATGTATACAGAAATGGGTGGGTCAACTACAGACCCAAATTTAGACAAATGTGGTAAAAAACTCTCTGATTGTGAGTTAAGATTTGGTACAACAGGTACATTAAACTATGGTGGATTTCCTGGAGCAGGATTGTACTCTTAAATTCAAAGAGTATTCTAAACAGCATACAACTAAAGAATCATGCGCACTAGCTATTATATTTAAAGGCAGACTAATATTAAAAGAGTGTAATAATATCTCAACTAACCCACATAACTTTATTATAGATCCAATAGACTATATTAGAGCCAGTAGTTTAGGTGAGGTAGCTGCCGTGTACCATAGTCATTTAGGCACAGATGCTAAACCTACACAATCGGATATTCGTGGATGCAATAACGGTAAGATTCCTTGGGTAATATATGCTATAGAATCAAATAATATAGAAGTTATACTTCCAGAGCAGTATTCTATACCATTGATAGGTAGAGAGTATAACTTTGGAACATTAGATTGCTGGTCCCTAGTACAAGATATTTATATACAGGAATTAGGTATAAAACTACCAAGACCTTTAGAGGTAAATCCTAACTGGTTTTTAGATACAGATTATTTCAATAATATGTATAGGGAGTATGGGTTTACAAAGGTATTGGATAATACTTTAAAAAAATATGACATTATTTTAATGCAAGATGATAGTTCTAAAGTACCAAACCATTGTGCAATAAAATATGACCAAAATACTATATTGCATCATGTTAGAGGCAGATTATCTTCAAAAGATGTACTAGGTGGCTATTGGTTACAAAGGTGTGTAGGAGTATATAGATATGAGAACAATTTACCTATACGGTGAACTAGCGACAAAATTTACAGATAGAATTGATCTAGTAGTAGACTCCATCCCTGAAACTATTAGTGCTTTACGTGCAAATTTTAAAGGTTTTGAACAATTTTTACTAGAGTATAAACCAGGATTCTTTATAAGGACTGGTAATATTGATAGGGATGTAAATAGTATAAGCCTACCATTACGTGACTCTGATGATATACATATTGTACCTGCTATAGCTGGATCTGGCAAAGCTGGATTAATCATAGTTGGAGCACTATTACTTTTTGTGCCCGGTGTACAGGTAGTAGCTGGTGGTTTACTAGAGGGCGTACTAGGTAGTTCATTAGCAGCAAGTGTAGTAACTAATATTGGTATGGCACTACTTATGAGTGGTATATCAGCGTTATTATTCCCTGTTCCTAAATCTAAAGGACCAAGTGAGGCTGCCAACAATACTCCCAATACTTATTTTAATGGTGCTATAAATACTATTCAACAAGGTCAACCTGTACCAGTAGGGTACGGAGAACTTATAGTTGGATCTAGTGTCATTAGTGCGGGCATAACAGTAGAATAGCATATGGATAGAGCCTTACATGACATTATTAGCGGAGCTGGTGGCGGCGGATGCTTCCTAGCAGGTACTTTAGTACTTACTGAGTCAGGATACATCAGTATAGAAAATATACTAGTAGGTGATACTGTTATATCTTTTGATGATAAAGGTATACTACATAGTTCCAAAGTTTTAGAAGTTAATACACATAATAATAAGGATGTATGGGAATACCATATATGGGGTAAGGATACTCCTCTATATGCTACACCTAATCATTGGGTATTAACTAGTGATAATAGTTTTTGCGAGTTAGGAAAAGTAACAGAACTAATTAGTTTAGTAGATGTTTATGGTCTATTAAGACCTTTAACCAAATCTAAGTTTTTTGCTACTACTACTGTATATAACTTAATAGTAGAAGATAACCATACATATATTGCTAATAATATTAGAGTACATAATGGTGGTGGTGGTGGTAAAGGTGCTTCCCATACTCCAGTAGAAGCATCAGATAATTTAAAATCTACAGCAAAAGCAAAAGTACTTGATCTAATTTCCGAGGGTGAGATAGTAGGATTAGTAACTGGAGACGAAAGATCTATATATTTAAACGATACACCAGTTAAAAATGCAGATGGATCATATAATTTTACAGGATTTAATTATACGTTTAGAACTGGTACCCCTAACCAAGATTATATCCCAGGGTTCAGCTCAGTAGAGTTAGAAAAAACTGGACCGGGAGAGTTTAAGAAGTCAATTACTAAGGTAGTTACTATTAATAGTCCTATAGTAGATAGAGTAAGAGCAACTATAGAACTTCCAGGATTAGTAAAATACGAGAGTAATGGGGATATTGTAGGATCTACTGTTGAATACCAACTAGAAGTAAAAAAGAATGGTTCAACTATAGTTGAAGTGATTAACCAAGTACTTACGGGTAAAACTACCTCTGGGTATAGAAAATCACATACTATCATACTACCACGAACTAGCCCTAGTGATTACTTTACAATAACTGCAATTAGAGTTACCGATGATAGTTCTGATAGTAAAGTACAGAATCGTACTAATTTTTATTCCTATACAGAGTTAACAGATGCTAAATTAAGATACCCAAACTCTGCCCTATGTGGTATTGAATTAGACTCTGAGCAGTTTAATACAATACCAACAAGAGGTTATCACGTACAATTACTAAAAATCCGCGTACCGTCTAACTATAGCCCTACTTCTAGAAACTATAGTGGTATATGGGATGGCACCTTTACACCAGCTGTATATTGTAACAATCCAGCATGGGTTTTCTACGATTTAGTAACTAATGAGCGTTATGGTCTAGGTGAGTATATTAGTAGTAGTATGGTGGATAAATGGTCTTTATATACTATTGCTCAATATTGTGATGAATTTATACCTAATGGTTATGGGGGTATGGAGCCAAGATTTACAATTAATACTTACTTACAAACTAGAGAGGATGCCATAAAACTATTGACAGATTTAGCTTCTGCATTTAGAGGTATGGTATACTATGGAAATGGCACTGTAACTTTAAGTCAAGATGCCTCTACTACTAGCCCTGTATTACAATTCTCATCGTCCAATGTTCTAGAAGGTACCTTTGTATATAGTGGAGCTTCAAGAAAGGTAATTCATACAGCCGCCCTAGTAACATGGAATGACCCAGATTCTTTATTTAAACAAAGGATAGAATATGTAGAAGATAGAGAAGCTATAGAGAGATATGGGTATAACCCAACTGAAATAGTAGCATTTGGGTGCACTTCTAGAGGGCAGGCTCATAGGGTCGGAAAATGGATACTATATACTGAAAGAGTAGAATCTAATGTAGTAGTATTTAAGGCCTCAATTGAATCAGCATATTTAAGGCCTGGTGATTTAATAAAAGTAGCAGATAATAATCGTACAGGATTAGTAATAGCTGGGCGTATATTACAAGTAAACTCCAGTACATCAATTACATTAGATAGATCTGTATATTTATCCTCATCATATAGTTATTCTATACGATTAACTAACATAGATATTAGTTCAGGTACCCCAGTATTTACTACAACTGACCATAGTATAACTAATAGTATGGGTGATCATACTGTAATTACCATTACTACTCCATTAAGTGCTTATATCACACCTAATACTGTATGGAGTTTAGTTACATCAGAGTTAGCTGAAGAATTATACAGGCTAATATCTATTAAAGAAACTGATACTGTTGGTGTATATGAACTTACTGGTATACTACATAACCCGTCCAAATATAACTTTATAGAAAATAACGTAGTATTAGAGGATAGGGTCTATACTGCTCTAAATAAACTACCTAGTGTAGTGACTGGCACTACTTTAAGTAGTGGTATTTATTATGATAGTACAGGTACTATTTCTCCATATATAAATATTGAGTATAATAAATCAGAATATGCAGCTTATTATACAATACATATTAGAAAACCAAACGATAATTGGCAATTAGTTAGTGCAAGAAGCTCAGTTACTAGTAATACAATTTATAATAGTTATATAATTGATAATACTTATTATGATGTAAAAGTTACCCCATATAATATAGTTAATAAGTCCGGGCCTTCTGAAACCATATTTAATCAATATGTATCTGGTAAACTAGAGCCCCCATCTGACGTACCTTGGCTATTTATAGATGGTAACCATATTAGATGGGGATCCATACCTGATATAGACTTGGCCGGTTATAGAATTAAAATAGCTCCTGGTATATATAATAATAATTGGAATAGTGGTATTATAGAAAATTCTTCATTAATAACTAACACAGATTATATACTCACTAGTTATAATGGTATGGCTACTATTATGGTAAAAGCGGTAGACACAAGTGGTATAGAGAGCAATAACCCAGCTATAATTACTTCAAATATAGATGCAGATTATTCTTCTAATGTAGTGCATACTATAGATCTTAAAGGTTTAGGCTTTCCAGGTACTATTAATAGTGGGGATATAAGTGCAACTAATTTAGTATCCCCACCTAGTTCTAGCACACTTATGTTTAACGCACCAACTGCTAGTATGTTTACTTACTCTGGATTAGTTCAAATGTACCCCGGTACTAGCTATGATAGTATAGAGTATTATACTAACTTATATACGTTTAATAACTATATAAGCAAAATAAATACTAATTTATACACTACAGTATATTTTAACTACACACTATATTCTGGTATATCTTTTTATCTAGAATATACTGTATTAGGTAATAACTTATTTTGGTCGGGTGATTCAAATAATATGTGGAATATAGATCCAAATACATTAGCTTACTCTATAGAGTTGCCTATATATGTACCATATACAAACTCTGGTATAAATTTATACTCTGGAAAAGAATATAAATTTAGAATAAGGTCAGATGCACATTCTAGTATACAGACTGTATTAACACAGTTGGAATTGATAGTAGATATGCCAGATATAGTTAAAAGCTACAATGATATAATTATATCTTCAGCAGGCACCAGAATAGCTGCTAGTATTGGTAATTTTACTAATATTCTTAGTGTAAACTGT